AATAGGGAGGAACAATGATAGTTAGTAAAACTAATGAGGAGTTGGACAAAATCATTCAAGAAAAAGACGAACAGATACAAGCTTTGTATGGACGTATAAAAGATAATCAAACAGTTAGTGACGCACAACAAAAGTTAAATGGCGTACTTAGAACTGAAAATAATAAATTAAAAGCAGAATTAGAAAAAATAGAGCAAGACCGACTTAACGCAGGACGGAAAGCAGGTTTTGATGAGTAATGAAGAAAGTGAATTTATTAAACATTTACCGTGCACGAGTTGTACCTCTAGTGACGGAATGGCTCTCTACTCTGACGGTCACACTCATTGTTTCGTTTGCAATACTACTACTCGGAGTGATGATACTAGCGTGGTGGCTACAAGCAGTGTTCGGGGCGATCTATTGCAAGGCAATGCAATCAGTTTACCAAAAAGAAAACTTACTTTGGAAACCTGTAAGAAATGGGATTATAAAGTTACAGAAGTTAATGGAGAGCCTGTTCAAGTAGCGACATACTATGATAAGAACAAGAAACCTGTATTTCAAAAACTTCGTTACAAAAACAAGCAGTTTAAAACTGTTGGAGATATAAATGAAGCTACTCTCTATGGCCAAAACCTATGGAATGGGGGTGGTAAAATTTTATGCGTTTGCGAGGGAGAAGTAGACAGTGCTTCACTTTCTCAATTATTCAACCATCGCTATCCTGTAGTTGGAATACCTAACGGTGTTAACGGGGCCGTTAAGTCGTTAAAGAGGCAACTAGAATTTATTGAAAGCTATGAATCTGTAATATTTTTTATGGATCAAGATGATGCTGGACAAGACTGTGCTAAGAAATGTGCAGAGTTATTATCAGTAGGTAAAGCTAAAATTGCAAACTTTGAACTAAAAGATGTCAACGACATGTTGGTACATGGTTTGGGTTCAGATGTCATAAAAGCTATGTGGGAAGCGAAGACTTACCGACCTGATGGTGTTGTAGCTGGCGAGGAGCTTTGGGAAGTAATTAAAAAAGAAGATGAGAAAGCAACTGCTTTTTATCCTTACGAGGGACTTAACAGAAAACTATTTGGTATTAGAAAAAGAGAAATAGTTACTGTATGTGGTGGCTCAGGAATTGGTAAGTCGTTAATGACTAAAGAGATTGCTTACCATTTAATTAAAGAGGGTAAACGTATTGGAATTATATCTCTTGAAGAAAGTTTAAAAAGAACTTGTGAGGGAATAATAGGATTACATCTTAATAAACCTATTCACATAGATAGAGATAACGTAAGTGAAACAGAACTTGAACAAGCCTATAAAGAAACAGTAGGTAATGGAAATGTATTTCTTTATGATCATTGGGGATCTGTAGAAGAAAATACAATTATAAATAAGATTAAGTATTTTGCTAAAGCATTAGATATAGAATATTTATTTATAGATCACATATCAATTATTGTTAGTGGATTAGAAACTAACGATGAAAGAAAAACAATTGATTTGTTAATGACAAAGTTAAGAGCATTAACAGAACAATTAAATATTGGTGTTATAATTATTTCACATTTAAAAAGACCAGAGGGAAATAAAGATCATACTGATGGACTTAAAACTTCTTTAGGACAACTTAGAGGATCTGGATCAATTGGCCAGCTAACTGATATTTGTATTGGGTGCGAAAGGTCAACATCAGACATAAATGATTCTAAAAAAACAACTGTAAGAATTTTAAAAAATAGGTTTGCAGGAATTACAGGTGTTGGAACAACACTTCAATACAACTCAGATACAGGGAGATTACAAGAGTATGAAACAACCAATAATTTTTGATATAGAAACAGATGGACTAAACCCATCTAAAGTACATTGTCTAGTCTTACAAAAAGACGGAAAAGAAATTTCGTTCATAGGACGGGATATACCGAAAGGTATTGATTTACTTGCTGATAATTTAATCGTGGGACATAACGTGATAAAATATGACCTCCCTGTCTTGAAGCGTTTGTATAGCTACGATCATAGCCCTGATCTAGTACACGACACTCTATGCTTAAGTCGTCTTATCTACCCTGACATTGCGAATAGTGTAGATTATAAATTATTGGCAAGTGATCGAATTGAACGATCAACAGTTGGACGACATAGTTTAAAAGCTTGGGGGCAACGTCTTAATTTTCATAAAGGGGATTTTGCTGAAATAAATACCTTTGACATATTTACTCCTGCTATGTTGGAGTATTGTATTCAAGACGTGAAGTTGACTTCATTACTCTACACAAAACTTTTAGAAAAAGGATTTAGTAAAGAAAGTATAGAACTTGAACATGAAGTAGCAAACATACTTAAATTACAAGAAGACAAAGGGTTTGGCTTTGATGAACTCAAGGCACAACAACTACACGCTACGTTATTAGGTAGAACACATGATCTTAAATTGTCATTAGAAAATAGATTTCCAGATTGGCAAGTTGATCTTGGAGAGTTTGTACCAAAAGTTAATAATAAAAAACTTGGGTATAAAAAAGGTGTAGCTATTAGAAAATCTAAAACAATGAAATTTAATCCATCTAGTCGTCAACACATATCTAATAGACTTATGGAACTTAGAAATTGGAAACCTAAAAAGTTTTCTGAAACAGGTTTACCAATTGTTGATGAAGAAACTTTAGATCATTTAGATTATCCAGAAGCAAAAGAACTTAACGAATATTTATTAATTGAAAAAAGATTAGGAATGTTAAGTGACGGTAAGAACGCTTGGCTAAAGGTTGTTAACAAGGGTCGAATACATAGTAATTACATTACTAACATTACAACAGGTAGAATGAGTTGTAGAAGTCCTAACCTACAACAAGTACCAAGTATTAATTCACCATACGGTAAAGAGTGTAGAGAATTATTTATACCAAGTAAAGGCTATGTAATGGTGGGTGCTGATGCAAGTGGAATTGAAGCAAGAAGTTTAGGCCACTATATTTATAACTACACAGGTGGTAAAGAATATGTGGATCTAATTCTTAATGGAGACATACATACTTATAACCAAAAAAACTTAGGTTTAAAATCTAGAGCATTGGCTAAGACTATACTTTATGCAGTTTTGTATGGAGCAAGTGCACGGAGAGTACATGAAATACTTGATTGCTCTATGTCAGAAGCAAACAAAGTATTAGAAAAGTTTTACAGAGTGTTACCTTTCTTACAAGAAATAAAAGAAGATATAATAGGTAAGTTAGAAGCCTTTGGTTACATCAAAGGTATAGACAAAAGAATTTTAACAATTAGATCACAACACTCTGCTCTAAATGCTCTTAACCAAAGTTGTGCTGCGATAATAATGAAAAAAGCATTAACAATACTTTGGGATAAATTAAAAGATAAAGACGCATTTGTTGTAGCTAACATACATGATGAATTTCAAATAGAAGCAAAACCAGAGATAGCTGACGAAGTAGGTAAGATAGCAGTAGATAGTATAGTACAGGCGGGAGAACATTTTAATCTAAGGGTGCCTTTAGGAGCTGAATACCGTGTCGGTAAAAGTTGGGCTGAAACCCACTAATTTAAAATGGAGAAAGTGGGCTTCAAATTCTTTATGCAACCAAAGAATACGACAGGGTCACGACTGTGGTTTAACTATAGACGAGTTAATAAACATTACACCAAGTCATTGTCCATGTTGTCAAATTGTAATGGTACCACAAGGCAATCAAGAAAACTCACCGTCAGTAGATAGATTAGATGTCACTAAAGGATATGAAAAAGAAAACATATGGATCATTTGTCATTCATGCAACACTAAAAAAGGAAACACTAAAGCACCAACAGATTTATATAAAATCGCAGACGCTTGGTGGCAAAAATTAAAGGATATAAAATGCAAGTTATTATAGTTTTACACGACAAAGAAGATAGTAAAGATAAGATTGAATTTAGTATCTTTGAAAAATACTCTGACTCTGAAAAACCAGAGGACATGCTTAATAGTCCTGCCGTTCAAGTTGGATCTATATTATCTGGTTTCCTAAAAACTGTAGAAAATCATGGGGCCTATTTAGGTGCTTTACCAATAATAGAAGCAACAGAAAAAGACTTCGATGAGAATGATTTTAGAAAAAAGATTAAGAACAGAGACGGAAACGTCATTCATGTAAATTTAAATACTATAAAACCAAAAGGAAACGGATAATGAGTACACTGTTAGTAGACGCTGATGTAGTAGCGTATCAAGTAGCATTTTCAACAGAAGAAGCTATTAGGTGGGGAGATAGAGAAGATGAATATGCAATATGGACTTTACATAGTGATGAAAAAGATTGTGTAAGAAAGATTAAAGATTATTACAATACTCTTAAACAAGATACTCAGTGTAAAGAACTTATATCTGCATTTAGTGATAAAGATAATTTTAGAAAAGAAATATATCCAGATTACAAACTAAATAGAACTAAACAAAGAAAACCATTAACATTAAGTTTTTGTCGTGAGTATATTACAAAAAACTATAATGGTTTTGTAAGACCT